TCATATTTTTAGTCCTACTATTATTAAAGACTATTTAATAAATAAAGGATATAAAAATATTTTTGTATCTGGAGTAGATTTGTACAACGCTTTTATAGTAATGGCTGAAAAATAATATGATTTTTACAAACGTTAGTTGGATTGGAGATTTTTTTATGTTGTGGCCTGTAGCGTCATGGTATTATAAAACACATAATGAAAAAATACATTTTGTTGTTTCACAAAATTATTACATGTACGAAAAAGTTAAAAAATTCTTAGAACATCAAGATTTCTGTGAAAAAGTAACTTTAATAGACATAGGATCAGATGCGTGGAATTTAAATAATTGGAAATTCAATCCAGCTGACTTTGGAATCGAAGGAAAATACTATAATTTTGGTTTCGTACCAGGAACTAGTATAGACGTTTATATGTCAGAATACTACGCTAAATTAAATAATTTAGACTACGATCATGAAATGACATTAAAATTAATTGATTTTCCAAATACTACTATTCATTCAAAAGTTACTATTCCAGTAGCTCATCAACTAAATGGTTTTTGGAGACAGTGGAAATTTATGATGCCATCTGATGTTGTAGAATTAGATATAAATTTAAGTTTTGAAGAAAATGTATACAAAGCATATCATGCTGATGAACGACATTTAGGAAGTAGTTCTTTACCTATAGTATTAGATATGTTAGGTGTAAGATCAACAATTTATGCTGGTCAAGGTTTTCCAGAAAATGTATTTTTTAAACAAAATCACAATATCATTAAAATATGAAATTATTAACATTAATACCAAATTTTGGGACTCACCAAAATCATTTTTTAGAAAAAATACTAGAAGAATATTCTAAATTTACTAAAATTGAAGTTGATGTAGTTTTATTTACTACTGAAGATTTTATATATAGTGGACCAATGAATGTAAATATTGTAAAATATAATGATAGTATTGGAACAGCATTATCTATAGAACCTAGAAATTATGCTTTCAATAATATCAATAAATATGATTTGTATATGCATCAAGAAAATGATACTTTAATAACTGAAGATAATGTATTAGCATTTATTGAAGGTCAAAATAAATTAAATTCAGAAGAACCTGATGCTTATATTCATGGTTTTGTAAGATATGAAAATACTAATAACAACATCTATTTAATAGATATGCATAAAGCTAATGTACATTCTATAGGTAAAATAATTAATAATAAGTTAGAAGTAGATAATGTACATCAAGGTGGATGGATAGTGAACAACAATCAATTAAATATTCTAAAAAATAAAAATATAAATTATGGTACTTCATTAGAAGACTCATGTAGTAATTTTTATTATTCTCCAAAATGGCCAGGTCATCAACAAGGTATACCTAAGTATATTTATAAAGATTTAATTTCACGGTCTATTATATTTCATATGCCTAATAAATACTCAACTTTAGATTCTAATTATTTAACACTTGACGAATTAATAAAATGAAAGTACTTTTTATATCAAAAGCAGACTTACCTGACTTCCAAAATGATATGATATTCCATGGTGGTCGTTCAGTATTAGGTGAAAATTTTATAGACTATAATAAATTATGGTATATGTATAAAAATGATAAAAACCAATACTGGGATACACGTGTACCTGAAAATGGAAGAAGCTATGGAAGAGGATTTACATTATATGGACAATTTGATGATATAAATATAGATCGTAGTAATATAAAAGAAAAAATAGAAAATCATTTTTTTGATAAAATAATTTATGGTTCTTTTACAAGATGTTGGGATTTTATTGAAGATGTTGTTAAATTCTATGATAGAAAAGATATTATTTTAGTAGATGGAGAAGATGATCAAAATATTAGAGAAGATGTGTTACAATATGGAACATACTATAAAAGAGAATTAGTACATAAACCAACTGAATTTCTTAAACCTATATATTTTGCTATTCCTAAAAACTTAATTGTATCTGAAATGCCAAATAAATCACGAGATTACGCAACAATAATACCAGGTGATTTGTCAACATACATTTATGATGATGAAGCAAGTTATTTTGAAGGATATCAAAAATCGTGGTTTGGAGTTACATTTAAGAAAGGTGGATGGGATTGTTTAAGACACTATGAGATTTTAATGAATGGTTGTATTCCATTTTTCCCTAATTTAAATGAATGTCCAGAGTATACTATGTTTATGTTTCCTAAAGATTTAATTATAAAATGTAATTCTAATATAAGTGAATTAAGTGAAGATGATTTAATAAATTATACAAATCAATTAATAGATTATACTAGAAATTATTTAACAACAGAAAAATTATTTAATTATATAATAAATGACTAATTTAGTAGTAATGCCTAATTACAGAAAAACAGGACCTGAGCCGTTATTTGTAACAAATTGTAAAAAAGCATGGAAATCATGGTGTGAACAAAATAATTGTAAGTTTTTAGAATTAAATGAACCTATAGCAGATTTTGAATCAATAACTCCACAAATGCAAAAAATGTGGACATTAGATATATTATTGCATAATGATATAGAATTTGACCAAGTAGCACAAGTAGACTATGACACATTTCCTTTACCACATTGTGGTAATTTTTTTAATAAAACAAATAATAGATTTGGCGCTGTATTAGATAATGGTTTTGGTCCATCTTTAAATAGATCATCAAAAATGGTTCAAAAACATTGGTACAATGATATAACAGTAAATTGGGATAATTATTTTAATAGTGGATTTATTGTTTATAATAAAACCCATGAACCTGTATTTAAAGAAATACAAAATTTTTACAAAGAAAAAACATCAGAATGGTGTTCAATAAACAAATCTCCTAATTTAACTGATGATCAAACTTTATTAAATTTTGAATTAAGAAAACAAAATTTTGATGTGGTTTTATTAGACAGAAGTTATAATGTACTTGACTGGCATTGTAAAAACTTTTTTGCTAATTACATTGATGATTTAGGAAGAGAAATAAACGCTGTTGACAATATTAGAGACTGTATTAATATTTTTCATCTTACTGGAGATGAGAATTTCAGAAATTTAACGTCAGCTTTTTTAATAGATAATTTTTATACAAATGTTAGATAGATTACAAATTTTAAACTATGATGGATTTAATCCAAAATTTATTGTTGATGTTGGAGCACACATTGGTGATTTTGCTAAAACATGTAAATCACTATGGCCTCAAACTGATATACATATGTTCGAAGCTAACCCAAATGCTGAAGAAATACTAAAACAAACTGGTTATCCATATACTATAGGATTACTTACAGATAATGTAGGAGACAAATATACTTATTATATGACAGATAAATGGTTGTTAAGTTCTGGAAATTCAATTTATAAAGAAAATACATCAGATTTTGACGAACAACATTTAGTGAAAACTGACTTAATTTCAGAAACATTAGATAATTTATTAGATAATAGAGATATTGATTTGTTAAAATTAGATACTCAAGGATCTGAAATAAAAATATTAAATGGTGCTTTAAAAGCAGTTAGTAGAACTAAATATATATTAATTGAATGTAGTGTTTTTGAATATAATAAAGGCGGATGTTTGATTGGTGATGTTTTTCAATTTATGAATGAATATAACTTTAAATTAAAAGACATAGTAGATTTAAGTTTTTTAAATGAAGGAGTTACTTTAAATCAAGTTGATTTGTTATTTGAAAGAAATGGATAAAACAGTTTTATATACTAAAACTTATTCTAAAGACTTAGATAGATTAAAAGTATCTATTGAATCAATTAAGAATAATAATGTAGATAATATACCATACTATATATCTGTTCCTAAGTCTGAATTAGAATTATTTAAAAATAATGTTGATGTGAATTATGTTAATATAATAGCAGATGAAGATATATTTGACATCTCACAACAAACATGGAAAACACAACAAACCGTTAAAAGTAATTTTTGGAGATTAAACTTATGTGAAAATTATGTGATGTTAGACTCAGATTCTTATTTTATAAAACCATTTAAATACTCTGACTTTATGTATGATGATACTACTCCTTATACTGTATTACATGAACAAAAAGACTTATTTGATTGGACTAGTAGATTTGGAAAAGAAATATTAGGATTTGATCCATACCAAAGTTATTGTGATGAAAGACTTAAAATAATGGAAGTATTTGGGAGACAAGGTAAAATATTTGATTTTGGTCCAGGTCCTGTTATTTGGTCTAGTAAAGTATGGAAAAGTTTAAATGAAATTTATTTACAACCAAATTCTTTAAATTTTTCCAATTTAATTGATTTTTGCTCTTCAGAATTTACTTGGTATGGTGAATGGTTATTATATAATAAAACAATAGATATAATACCTATAGAACCTATTTTTAAATTTATGCATTTCAAATCACAATATGAGTATTTTAAACAATTAGGTTATACTGAGGAACATTTTAAACAAAATTATTTTGGAATAGTTATGCAGTCTAATTGGAATTCACCTTTTAAATTTTAAACATGTTAGTAGCAACACTTAATCATAATCTACCTCAATGGACAGATAATTTAGTAAATCAATTAAAACGAGATTCATTATTCACTAAATGTGAATTAATGGTAATAGACAATGGATCTAAAGAATCTTTAGCTCAATCAACTACCCATAGATTAGAAGAAAATATTTTCTTTGGTGGTGGGTTGAATGCGGCTTTAGAATATTTTTTAAACACAGATCATGAGTATTTATATTTTTTAAATAATGATTTAGTATTTCATGGTCCTTCATTTTTAACAACATCATTACGTGAAGCTAAAGAATCAGATGCTAGTATCTACTCAGCGACTGTAATTAATGCTTCAATGGAACAATGTTTTTGGAAACAAATGTGGAATTGGGGGAGTGGATTAAGATCAGTTAGATGGATTGATTTTCAATCACCTTTAATTAGAAGAGATATAGCAGAAAAAATACAACATTTCCCAGATGAATTAATTTATGGGTGGGGTTTAGATTTCTATGCAGGTTGTGTTGGTGAAGAATTTGGGTTTAAAACTGTAGTAAGTGATAATAACACTATTGCACATATGAATTCACTAACATTCAAAGAAAATAAAATTAACATTGGGGTAAGTGAGTTTTGTAGAAATGCAGAAACAAATATGAATTTTTACTTTGGGAAGAGTAAATATTCTTCATTATACTATGACTTAAGACAATACGGGCAGAATTATGATTTCAATAGTTATACCATCACACAACAATCTTAGACATTTAAAAAATGCCTATGAATCAATTAAAAAACATGCTCCTGAAGCAGAAGTAATTCTTTATGATGATGCTTCTACAGATGGCACTTGGGAATGGATGCAAGAAATATTGGAGGGTTGTGATAAGCTGAGAATATTCAGAACAGCAGAGAGGATAGGTCATACTGTTCTTTATGATAAAGGCATACAACATGCAATGTATAACATAGTTGGTATTATGCATGCTGATATGATTATGGGTCCTAATTATGTTGAAAATTGTTTAAAACACTTAAAACCAAAAACAGTAGTTTGTGGAACTAGAATAGAACCACCTCTACACCCATCAGGTCCTGAAAAAATTATTCAAAACTTTGGTTTAGATTTTGACACATTAGACATTGATGGTTTTGAAAGTTTTGTGAATATAATTCAACCTAAACACAACAATCAAACAACTAAAGGAATGTTTGCTCCTTGGGTTATTTATAAAGAAGACTTTCAAGCTATAGGAGGACATGATTGGGGTTTTGCTCCATTCCCATATGAAGACTCAGACATTTTTCAAAGATGGTTATTAGCTGGTTATGAATTGATTCAATCAAGAGATGCTTTTGTGTATCATTTGACTTGTCGAGGTCATAAATGGACTGGAGAAATTGGAAAACCAGATGATTATTTTATTCAAGTAGAACAAAAAGCTAGAAAATACTACATTAAAAAATGGGGAACTTGGATTAAAAATGATCAAAACCAACATCCTATTCTCTTACCAGTTTACAAAAAGTGTGCGATAATAAAAAATTATCAACCAAGTCCATTAGATGATTGGTTTAATGAATTAAACCCCACGAATCCTAACGAATTTGACGTAGTAGTTGAACTAGATACTGGTACTTTTACTGAAGATGAATACCATGTTGTTATAAACTTAAATCAAATAGTTCAAGAAACAAACGAAATAGGAAAATTCCAAGTAGGAAATCTTACTGTAACTATTAATTCTTTGAATGATCGTTCAAAAGAACTAATATTTATTGATAATGAATAGTATAGTTTATTGTACTACTAATAAAATTAATGGTAAGAAATATATAGGTTCAAGTAATTTAAATAAACCAAATTATTTTGGAGGTGGAACTTATATAAGAGAAGCTATAAAAAAATATGGTAAAGAAAACTTTACCAAACAAATATTATGGGAAGGTCCAAGTGAGTTTAGATATGAAATGGAAGAATATTGGATAGCATACTTTGATGCTGCTAAAAACCAAATGTTTTACAATGCTACTGAAAAGGGAGTAGGTATGATTTTAGGAACTAAACGAGATAATTTAAATTGGAGTAATATTTCTAAAAAGTGGTCTAAACCTATTTTACAGTATGATTTAAATAGAAATTTTATAAAAAAATTCTCTTCTATTAGAGAAGCTGAAGTAGAATTAAAACTACATAGAGGTTGGATAAATAATATTTTAAATAAAAAACAAAAATCTGCAAAAGGTTACATATTTATATATGAATAAAATGATAAGTCTGCTTAATATATTAAATGAAGTTTCAAACATTACTGGACCAGTTCGTTACTCAACTAAATTTGGTGGTTACGACTGGTCAGTAAAATTTGACGTAAACAAAAATCCTACTAAAGTAGGTGTTAAAGTCCAATTTATTCCGAAGGACAGTTCTCAATTGGAAGGAACTCAGTTGAATGAAGTTGGAAATGATTTAGCTGCTTATCTTCAAAGAAAATTCTCCGAATACGATATTCTTATAGATCGTGATAAGGACTTTCAAGATAAATTTTCAGCAATAGGTTTTATTATTCCCTTAGATTCATTGTCTCAATGGATGATGAAAAATATTATTGGTTCTAAAACTTCTAAGTCACAAGCGGAAGATGAAAACTTACCTGCTGGGCCTGAAGAAGAAAAATAATATTATGTGTCTGCCAAAAAACCTAACTAAACAACAAATTTTAAAAGCTCAACAGTACACTAAAAGTAATAGAGCTGCAAGTAGATATCTTAATTGCTCATACAACACATATAAAATGTATGCTAAGCAATATATAGATGAAGCTACGGGAAAAAATTTATTTGAAATACATTTAAATCCTTCAGGTAAAGGAATTAGTAAGTTTTTACCTAATGCAGGAAAACACCCACCCTTAGAAGGATTATTAAACGGAACTATTCCTAGACATTCATACAGTGCAGAAAAACTAAAAACTAGACTGTTAAATGAAGTTATTTTAAGAAGTGAGTGTTATAAATGTGGATTTCATGAAAGAAGAGCATCCGACACAAAACAACCCTTTTTACTTAATTTTAAAGACAAAAACAAAAACAATTGGAATAAAGAAAATCTAGAAATATTGTGTTACAATTGTTATTTCATTTACATAGATGACGTGTTTAGTGTTAAAGAACAACAACACATTGAAGACACTTATCATCCAACAGCAGCTTCAGAACCAACTTGGGAACTGGATGGATGGTTATTGGATCATTTTAAAAATCTAGGATTAGAAGATGAAAATAATGATAACGACGAGCAATACATATCTAGACTGTAATTGGAATCCATAGTTTAACTTATTAATATATTAATATGAAAACTCTTAAATTCAAAACATTTGAAGAATTTACATTACAAATAACTAGTTTTGAAAAAGTAGAGTTAGCAGATTGTTTAATAGAAGCTATAGAAAGAGGCATTAAAAACAACAATAAAAAAGTTTCAGTTTGTGATGTTGAAATTGAAGAAGAACAAGAAATATTTAGACTATACTCAGCCAATGATGATTGGCCTGTTGCTTTAAAAAGTTGCATGAGTGTTTACATTAAAGCAGAAGAATACGAAAAGTGTATTATCATTCAAGAACTAGAAAAAGAATATGAAATTAAAAAGTTAATCAGTGAAGCTTACAATAGTATTGGAGATAAAAGACGTAAAAAGTAAAATTTGGCTTTTTAAAAAGGTTTTCTTATATTATTAAAAAATAAATATAGTTATGAAATTTATCACAGAAGAACAAAAAGAAAAAATCAAAAAATTTTTTAATCGTTTCATGAACATTACTATTGTAGTTACTACTTTAATTGCTGGTTTTGGACTAGGTTACTATTTTCAAGAACTAAAAAGACAACCTAAAGCCGTTAATGAAACTATCTTAAACAAAGAAGTTAGAATTGCTATTGATTCAGAAGACAAGTTGATTATTATGGATCGCAAAACAGGTGGTTATACTATTTACAGTGATTCAATTGGTAAAATTGTTTTCAAAATGTATGCCACTAAAATTGCTGCTCCTGTAACCACTAGTACTAAATAATACAACTATGGAAGACAAAGTAATCAGAGATGATATAGGACAGCTTAAATGTGTAAAATTATCATTAAGTGATGAAGATAGAGAGCGATATAGAAAAATAAAATATGAAACTAATGGAAAAAATTAAAAAAGTTTATGGTAATTTACTTAAACGTATTGAGTATTATGAGAGATATTGGT